AGCCTCTGATTGTGCAGTTGTCGAAGCCTCTGATTGTGCAGTTGTCGAAGCCTCTGATTGTGCAGTTGCCGAAGCCTCTGATTGTGCAGTTGTCGAAGCCTCTGATTGTGCAGTTGCCGAAGCCTTCGATTGTGCAGTTGCTGGAGCCTAAGATATAAGCGTTAGTCGCTGATTCGTTGTGATATACTCTGCATTTTTTTGCTTCTTCTTTGACTGATTCTATCAAATCAGGGTCAATGATTTTATTATTACAGCAATAAAAGAAATTGTCTTTTATGATCTGAAATAATTGATCGAAGTTTTCAGACTTATAAGCCCGTTGATACTGAGTTATACAGGCACTCACTTCTTTTGCCCGCTTCAAAATTTCTGATTTGAATTGATTAAATTTTTCCATATTTGTTTTTGGGGTGTTAAAGGTTAATCTCCATAAAAATGTGTATATACTGCATAGCGTATTGCGTCGAGCAGGTGATTTTCGCTTTTCTCTGGCTTGTTTGTCGGTATGTCGCCCACGTATTCCCAACGATAGGACATGCGCTCTGCGTGGAGGTGGATGGATCGCCTTGTGTAATAGACTTTGAATTCCTTCACTTTGAGGATCCCATTCTTTTCCGATCCCTCCCCTTTTATAGCCATTCTGACCGACATTCCGAGTCTTCGCAATTGTCCGACCTTCTCTTTGTCATGTTCGCTGTACAGATCGGCATCATTGTCCCATCCAGCATTCTCCATGAATAATTTGATATTTTGCTCAGAGATCCCTGGACTATATGCTATTTCTTCGACGAATAATGTCCTCGGTTTGATAATCCCTATTTTCACTATTGCTGTTGGATCGACCGTGTACCCGTAATCGATTCCCCAGATCACCTCATCGACCTTATCGGACGGGAATTCATCCACAATCTCCCATTCGGGATAAATCATTCCTTTTAACTTGCCAGTTGCTCCTCGGGCGTAGACCTTCCACATTTCGTCATCTTCGATGGCCTCGATTTCTTTTTTTTGCTCGTCATCCAGGAAGGGATTGTCCCTGTAATCGCTAATGAATCGAACGACACCCGGCTGGTCTATGAATTTTTCATGGACCCAAAATTTCACGGTCGGGTTGTAATCGATATACCTTTGCTTTTTAGTCCTTATGTGAAGATGCCAGTAAATTTCGAATGGGATCCCGTCGGCTTCGTTGGCAAACAAATAATCCCTTTTTCCCGACTTCGCATCCTGGGCGTCCTGGTATGAGTTGAACTCGATAATCGATCCGTTTGCTTTGCATTGAAAAATCCGGTCAGACAGGTTTGGGGTGTAGAATGCTTTCTTGAGATATGGGCTGCCGTAGTAGATCGTTTGGGCGTCACGGAAGGCCCCTTTCTTTAGATTCGGGATATCCTGGCCGACGACAGTAATAACCACCGGTTCCTCTAAAGCCTTTACGAATAACACCTGCAGGATCGAGTACGTTTTACCCGAAGATGTCCCACCCTGGTGTATTATCGTTCGCTCCTGGCAGTTGATCGTTTCCTTGAACAGATTGCTCACTTGGAATATCGCTGAGTAATCCTGTTCCGGCTGGTTCCTCTGATTGTGGTTTGTTTTCATCTTCGATTATGATTGCATCTTCCGGTTCGCCTAACACTTTACCACTGAGTCTTTTTAAGTCTATTTCGCTTTCGTTTGTTGCGAGTTTTTTCTTGGTAGGGATAAATTCTACCTGTAGTTTCTGGGTCACTTCTCCTGATGTGCTGACATTTCCTATATGCTCAAGTGTGGACTTGTTCGTGAAGCCCATCATCAGGTTGATTTCCTTCTGGATGGCCAGGCATGCTTTGTAATCCTGAATCTTAAGGCTGGCAGCGAACAGCATATTTAACCTGGCGAGTCCTTTACCGAATTCATCCTTTGCCTTTGCTTTGGCTTGATCAGCGAATCCTTCATTTGCGGCATTGACATATTTCCAGACCATGCGCTGGGTGACTTCCCAATTCAATTTTTCGGTGCAGTACTTCCATATCTGGACTCCATTCAGTCCGGACATGATCAGTTCCGTCACCTTGGCGACACGTTCATTCTTTCGCTTTGTGGCCTTGGCATTGACCTCGTTTATTGTTTCCTGGTATCCCATGTCACTTTGAGAGTATTTCGTCCATCCAGGCCCGGTGAAAGTCGAAGACGGATCGAGAGTTGAAGATTGAATTTTGCTCTATTCTGTGGTTGGCCGTGAAATTGGCCGATCCTTCCATGGTGACGAAGTCTGTCCCGTTGGTAAGGAGGATAATCTTTGCGTGGTTTTCCAGGGCCTTATACCTCTGACCTCGCTCCATGATCCCGGTCAGCAGTTTTGCATATACTGATGTTTCCCGGCGTTTGAAGTAAATGCCGGTAAGGAAATTGATGGATCCCAGGGCGCCGCGATCGTATATCTCGAACAGTTCTGTACAGTTCGACCGGTTGAGGGTCCATGTGGAGAACCAACCCTCCAGGCTCCTTCCTCCGAGCATATCGATGATGATCGGAACGAACGTCCAGTAATCAAAGGATCCATTTGATATGATATGGGTTGTTTCCCCTGGGGCCGGGAGTTCCGTTAAGACGTCTCTCGCGCTCTCTTTCTTCATGGCATATTTGAGTTTCTCCTTCTCCTGATGCTTAAGCTGGCGGGAGGAGATTAAGTATGTTGTCTCGAGTTCCTGTTCTTCGAACGGGGTGAGGTCGGGAAGGTCGAAGTCATTCATTTTTATGATATTTGTATTCTTCTCTGGCTATTTGGGATTTAATTACTTCGAGATTATCGACAATATAGTTTAAAACCTGTCCGAAGCAATTTTTTGATTCATAAAGCCACAACAGGTAATTTGCTGGCACATCAGCCATTTGCCTACCTCTATATTTTCCGAATGGCATTAATGATTCATCTGTCATAACAATCAGTACCTTTCTCCATTTTTAAAAATGTCGATCAAAGGATCCAGGGTTCTCATCCTTTGAACCATAATCTCTACATATTTCGGGTCGAGTTCGAGGGTGTAGGCATTGCGGCGCATCTGGTGCGCTGTCACCATGGTGCTACTGGATCCCCCGAATAAGTCCACGACATTATCCTGGGCCTTGGAGGAGTTTTTGATGGCGATGGCGATCAGTTCCACCGGCTTCTGGGTTGGATGCTGGTATTTGGATTCGCGGGTGATAGCCCAGACGCTTGATCCTCCCTTTTCTTGCTTGGTGGCCATGCGTTTGAGGTATTTCTCCATACGGACCAGGTCCCAGGACTCATTCCATACGGTGTATTGGCTCCGGTCCCCGTAAAAACTCACGGCCTTTTTGCCGAAGGTTGCATAAAATATTGGCTCATGCTTCCATCGGTAATCACCCCATCCCATCGAGGCGACGGTCTTGTTCCAGATGATCTGATTCTTAACCAGCAGGTCAATCGATCGCATTGCGGCCTCAAACAGGACTTGGCTTGATGAGGAATGGCAGATATAAAACGGGGCTGATTCCTTGACGATGAGTTTGTAAGATTGAAATACCTTGGTTAAAAATTCCAGAAAATCCTGTTCACTCATTTTGTCATTGAGGATCTTGTTCGATGTTTCTTTTCCCCGGCCGCTATAGTTCACGTTGTACGGCGGGTCAGTGAAAACCATATCTGCCTTTGCTCCGGCCATCAGGGCCTGGACGGTTTCAGGTTCCGTTGCATCTCCGCATAGCAGATGATGCCGGATGCCGTTACCTTGAAATTCGAAGCGATCCCCTGGCTTGATGTCGGTTATGATAACGTCCGGGATATCGAAGTCATCCTCGATGGCCTGTGGTTTATCGCTCTCGATGGCATCCGGGATATCCATTCCCCAGGCCATAAGCTGGTCGATGTCCCATTCGTTGTTTATCACGTCCCAGTCTGTTTCACCGTATGCCAGGTTGTCTTTTATGGTATATGCCTTTAGCTTCTCGATGGGAGTGTCTGGGTCCAGGATCTTGCATGGCGCCAATTTAAACTTGAGGTGTTGCATGGCTTTTAAGCGCATGTTACCTCCGATGACAACATAATCATCATTGAAAGGGTAGACGATCAGTTCCCGGAGGTGGAGCATCTCGGGATCTTCCTGGAGCGATTTGACCAGAGCCCAGAATTTACCGTCTTTTATGAGGCGTGGGTTTTGAGGCAGACCCGGGATCTGGCCGGTGTTGAATTGCAATTTAGAGATGGGTAGTTCGTCGGTGATCATCTTAATGAGTTTATGTGTTTTTCATATTTGGACTTTATTTTCGTGATGTTCTTTCCGGGGGCGATGCAGATAATGGTCTTTCCGTCGGATAACTTGACTAATTTCTTATGTCTTACATTACCGAATCTAAATTTTGACGGTGGAATCCTTCCCTGTTTGTCATAATCGACAAACTGTCCGATTCCTCGATCCAGCTTCTCTTGTTTTGATATCCTGGTCATTTGTCTACGGTTTTATTGTAACTGTTTTGAAATTTCGCACACCATTTACCGGCAGACTCCGGGTGGCGTGAAATGTAGGCACATGCTGTCATGCAGATGATGAGAATCAAAACCTTGATAAATGCTTTCAGAATTACTTTTATTTCGATTGGCATGGTTATTTCCTCCTTAAAATTGACTCATCAAGAAGCAGGTCAGAGAGTATTCTTTTCATCCTGGTGCGAAATACGGGCGAGGTATCATAAAGGTTGATCACCGTTCGCTTGGCGTGAATACATGTGGCGTGATCTTTTGAGAAATAAAGCGCCGACTTGGTGTAGCTACCGAATTTCTGGCGAATTAAGGTCATGCAGACCTGGCGTGGCTCGGTGATCTCCCTCTTTTGCGTCTTGGCGTGGATGAGCCGGGCAGCGATACCATAATGTTTGCAGACGACCGTCTCTATGTTGATTATGCTGATATCGTTCATGTAGTTGTTGACAAATTCCATGAATTCGTCCAGGGTGTAGACTAATGCCGTGGCGTATCCGACGGATGCTGCAAGGTTTGACCATTGTTTCTGGGCTGGTGTTTGGGAGTTGTTCCCGACTTTAAGTTCGATAAAAGCACCGGGCCATCCATGAAGCGGAATAGCGAGCATCATATCGCAGACACCCGGTGTCACTCCCTCGGCTTTCATTATAGCGGCTTCGACCTTTGACCTTGCGCCTCCGTTTGGTATGGCAATCAACAGATCATTCCATTTCGGATATTGCAATCCGAACCACTTCTTGCATGCAATCTGGAGTTCTGATTCCGGGTGTCTCATGACTGGTCCTCTTTCAGGTTAAACAAAACAGATACTTTTACCGAGCATCTTTTCACTTCCTCGTCTGAGCACCCTGGGTGGGTCTGGCGATATCTACTATCACACCTGAATTGTAGCTTCAGTTCTCGCAGCTTTCGGAAATCTTCGAGTTGTTCTTTGGTGTGAAATTTTTTTGACGTCTTGTTCCAGTAATTTTTTATGATGTTCTGGCCGTTGAGGTACTGGATTCTCATCATTTCTATTGTGTACATTGTTATTGAATTTATAGGGATTCACCGGAGGTCGCGTGTCGATGATCTGAAACCTTGATAAATCCGAATTGAACGAAATATGGCGATGCGGTAAAAGAATTCCGCTACGTTGGTATGAAACGACGGTATTGATAAGTTGTTTTTTAAATCTCGGGCGGTGGGCTTGTTCAAACACTCCCTCGAATTCTATCGGTTCAGATGCGGGGCATTTTAAAAGAAACCGATAAAGGGCCCGGGAAAACTCGGCGATGTTGTCGGTCTTCATGAGCTCCTGTCTTAGGTTATATGCTAATTCAGAATGGTGCATCTTCCATGTCCATTTTATATTGTTCGTCAAATAATTGATTTGGCGGTATGGTTCCCGGTTTCAGGTCCGGGCAATAGTCCCAGATTTTGGTAAGGGACGGGTTGTATTTAAATGGAACGATACCCAGGGCGCCATCTCGATTCTTTGAGATGATCAATTCTCCGACACCTTTCGTTGAGTTGCCATCCCCGTCTTCGAGGATACCGTAATATTCCGGTCGGTGGATGAAGATCACAACGTCTGCGTCCTGTTCTATGGCTCCGGATTCCCGGAGGTCTGAGAGCATTGGGCGCATATCCCCTCCCCTCTTTTCGACAGCCCTGGAAAGCTGGGCGAGAAGATGCAGGGGAACGCCGAGCGTCTTTGCGATGATTTTGGCATCCCGGCTGGCCTGGGCGACTTCCTGTTCCCGGTTTCGTCCATTCTGTTCCAGTTTCATATCAGCCAATTGCAGATAGTCGATCATAATCATTCCACAGCGACCTTTGCGTTGCATCATGCGAGCGTGGCTTTTGATGTAGCGCATCGATACGACCGGGTTGTCGTCGACATAAATCGGGAGGCTTTTCAGCGCTGCTTCGGCCTTGTCAAATTCCAGCCAATCATCGGAGGTCATCCATCCGGATCGGTATTTGTCGGCATCGATTCCACACTCAGATAAGACCAGCCGATCACTTAACTTCAAACCCTCCATTTCCAGGGAGTAAATGCATACCGGAACACCGGCCTTGGCGGCTTCCTTGGCCTCTTTTAGCATTACGGCTGTTTTACCCATTCCCGGTCTGGATGCCCAGATGATCAGGTTTGATGATTGCCATCCGTTAGTTTTGATGTTTAGGTCCGTGATACCGGTTGGCACCCCTGTCATTTTACCCATTTTGACCATTTCCTCCCGATGCCGGAGGCTTTCCCTGGATAGCTTTAGTAAAACTTCGATATGTTTGGCTTCGCTTCCGGTAGATACAATCTCTCTTATCTTTTGTAGTCCATGGTCGGCAAAGTCCATCAGGTCGAATGCGTCGGTGGTGTCTTCGTATGCATCCCGGACGATTTCACTTCCCAGCATAATTAATTTGCGCTGGAAGTACTTTTGTTGTATGATCGCACAATGGGCCTCAATGTTGGCCGATGATACAATGTTGGCGGTGAGATTGGCGATTGTAAGTGGGCCTCCAATTGTTTCCAGGGATCCTTTCGCTCGGAGTCTTTCGGTCACGGTCAGCATGTCGACCGTCTGATTTTCCCGGTAGAGATCCTGAATGGCTTCAAAAATGATTTGATGTTGATCTTTATAAAATGATTCTGTTAATAGCAATCTTATGATGGCCTCTGTTCCTTCTGTTTCGAGCATTGCGGCACCAAGTACAGCTACCTCGAGATCGATAGCCTGGGGCGGCACTTTCCCGTATTCTATCGGGTCTTGTTTTTTCTGACGAGGCTTGGAAGGAATCTGCATATCACATTTCTCCTATTTTTTTATCCATCCTCTTTTCAGGTGTGAATTGCGGGGATTTTGATGTTTTTGATTGTCCCCAATCCTTCAGTAAAAATTCCCGAAGCCGGTGTTTATTATACACAAAATTTCCGGTTATTTCTTTTTGGGCGACCCACGATTTCACGAAGCGCGTAAAATCATTTTTAGGCGCATTCAGTTTCATGCAGCATTCCTCGATGAATGTTTCTCCGAAAAATATCGACCTTAATTCTTCGATGGTCGATACCACCCTTATGTGATCCGGGAGGGATTGATCATCAGGCAAGAGGGCGGGGGTGGTTTGTGCTGGCTTTTTATTCCCTCTGCCGCCTTTTTTACCAGACTCAGATAAAAAGGCCCTAAACTCAAGGTGACTCAGTATTCGTTCGCTGTATATACCCCTGTCTGATTCTTTCAAGAGTTCAATCTCGATGCATGAGTTAATGATCGCGTCGTACTCGTTTTCGGGAACGTTGAGTCCGTAGGCGACATCATTAAGCGAGTCTCTCTCCAAGTACCCTCCGGCCTGGCATAGGCATTCGAGCGTAGCAAAATAGATACCATATCCGTCCCATCCGAGTTGTCTTCTTAAGGCGAGGATTTTCTTGTCATTCCTGGCGTCGTAGTCGTGGTCGAAGTAATAGGAATTTTTTCCCATATTTTTAGATTCCACAAAACAAAGCACCCCGGAAGCCAAGGGAAACAAAGAAACCCAATCCAGGGCGCGATGTAGTGTGGCTTTTTAAATTCTTCAACATTTTTGTTTGTTTTGGCTTTTGTAAAATTATAAAAACTATTGATTTGTAAATATCAATATTGATTATTTCACCAGGAACCTTCTTGATCCGGGTGTCTGTATGAGAAATTGCTTGTATATTTTCGGGTTTGTTTCCTGAAAGGCTTTGGCGTCGAACTTCGTCGAGTCCTTGCTTGTCTTCCAGGTTACTACCGGGATCCCATCGACGACGATGCTTTCTGCATCCCCCATCACGATCTGCAGCATGTCGATGAGTTTTTTCTCGGCTTCCTCCTGTTCCTTGATCAATGCCCTAAGGTTTTTCAGTTCGTCGATTTTTTCCCGGAGATCATCGGTTGCTAAAATCAGTTTTCCGGGCTGATGCTGGCGGTACAAATTGGCTACATCGGCTCCGTTTACAGGTGGCGGTGGGGTGTCGGCCTGGATGTAATTAAGCCAAAATTCACCAGCCTTGTTTACCATAAAGTCGACGAATGTCGGGTCGTAGTCGTATTCGAGGCGATGAAACGCGCAGGTTAATCTCTCGAACCAGGCCAGGTGATTCACCGTGTAATCCTGGGGTCCATGGCTCTTGATTATTCCTGCATACCAGTTGGCCTGACAGAACCAGGACAGGGGTGGGTTGTCCTGATCGATTATCTGGCCGGTTGTCTTGATTTCAAGCACTC